GGGGATATTCTGCAGAAATAGGTAAACGTATACCGGTACTTATTCCTAGAAGATTTTGGGGTCGACTAGTAGGTAAATTGATAACGGTTGAGTGCATATCTGACGACAAAGGGGAAAGCTATAGATATGTCCACAAGAAACGACAATAAGAAAAAAGATATTACAAGTAGTAGAAAATGGAGAAATGAACAAATCGATCGCTTGGCAGCGTGGGAAATGTTTTGTAGATATATTCGACACGAGCACACTATTGAGATGTCACACAGGGATATGTGTGATAGAATTGGAATGCCTAAAGACCTAATCCGGGCTATAATAGAGAATTTAAAAAACAAACTAAATGGATAGTGATTCAATTTCAAAGGCATTAACGTTCGTACAAGACGAACCTGATGTAAAAACATTACGTTATGCGTATGACCAAACAGTAACTGAGCTTGAGTCATATTTTGATTTATGCCGTACTAGCTACGATGATAGAAGAAATTTTTGGCCAGGCAAGAGCCGTGACCACAGAAAGCACGGAGCTGACGCATTCCCTTGGGAAGGTGCTTCAGATATGGAGGCTCATACAATTGATGAAAGAGTTACTCGATTAGTATCATTATTTATGTCCAGCTTGGATCGAGCTAATATAAGAGCATATCCAGTAGGCAGTGAAGATATAGCTAAATCAAAGGTTGTATCAAGTTTTCTAAAGTGGATGG